CGCGTTGGGGTCGCCGTAGACCCTGGTTGCTCTTTGGCTCAATTCCGTTCGCCCTGACTTTCATCCTGCTGTGGATCAAACCGACCTTCGTCACCAATGAAACAGGCATGGTGATCTTCTTTGCCGCAGCCTACCTCATCTATGAAGCCAGCGCCACCACCGTTTATATGCCTTATTTTGCCCTGACCCCCGAGTTGACCCAGGATTACGATGAGCGCACCCAACTCACCAGCTTCCGCATGATGTTCAATATCATCGGTGGGTTGGTGGCATACACCCTGCCCATGATGGTCATCGGCTCGATGATCCCGGAAAATGCCAACCGTGTGGTACTTATGGGAGCCATCTTTGGTGCTGTTGCCGCATTGCCTTACCTGCTGGTCTTCTTTGGTGTGCGCGAGCGACCTGAATACATGCAACAGGAACAGCCACGACTCAAAGAGTCTCTGCAGGCAGCCCGTCGGAACAAACCCTTCCTTTTTGCTGCCTTCTTTTTCTGCGCCTCGACCAGCCGGGCGAACTTCTTACCGAACTCTTCGTCGAGGATCTGGCCCATCTCCGGCCTGGCGGCCTCGACTGATTTTCGGATGAAGCCCGTCTCGGGGCTGCCCGGATGGGTGATGCCGCGCTTGGGCTGTTCGTGCGCTGCCGTGCCGTATTCGACGAAGCGCCAATAGAATGCGTCGTTCGCAACGCCCTTGCCGTGCTCGACCTCGACATCGGCGAACGGCCGCCCCTTGTTGTTCCGTGGGTTGCCGCGCTTGGCCTTGATCGCCTTCTTCAGCGTGCCGTCTCCTCCATGCGGCGCGGCAGCGCGCACGCGCTTGGCAACCTTCTGGCTGACCGCGAGCGTAGTCGCGCGCAGGAGGTTGAAGGCAACGTTCGGCACCACCTCGTCGAGCGTCTTCTGCAGTTCTTCCAGACCTTCGATCTTGAATCCGTTGGCGGCCGATACAGGCATGGCATGTTCCTATAGTTGCTCGTAAAGATCAGCCCACTTGTCAGGCTCGGGCTGCGGCATTTTCGCCTCGTACAGCCACCAGAACTCCACCGGGTGCAGCCGCCAGAACTCGCCGGGGGAAACCCAGCCGGCGCCGACCGCGCCCAGGAACGCGGCTTTTACGAACGCCTGGCGGCCTTGGGCTTTTTTGCCGGCGCGTCCGGCTTGGCCTCGGAGCGGCTCGGCGGCACCATCATCGCCAGCAGCGCGGAGACGGCAGCCGGGATCGACTCGGCGGATTCGGCATTGAAGAACGATGCGTACACCTCGGCGTCGTCGAGCCGGGCGCCGGCATAGCGCAGGGCGGCGCCGTAGGCCATCGCAAGTTTCGCCAGCGGCATGCCGCCGCGCTGCGCCGCCGCGTGAATCTCGGACAGGGTGACGATTTCCTCGATGCGCGCGATCAGGCCCATGATTTTGTCGGGCGCGACTTCATGATCTGCGCCCATCCATGTCAGGGTTACGGGGTCGAAAATGTTCATTTGCTGGGTCGTCTCATTTTGTTGGTGTGATGGCCTCGGCCAGTGCGGAAACGGCATCGCCGGAGAACAACGACGAAGCGGACAGCCCCTGCACGGTGAGGGTGCCGCCGCCGACAGGGGCGGCCTTGATGTATGACAGGCAGGTGATGTGGAGCTGTGTCACGTCGTCATGCTTGGCCTCAACGCTGATCGCACGGACACCATTGAGCTGGCGCCCGTGCTGGTCGAACAGTTGCACGCGCCCGTCAGCGTCGACCTCCGGGTGCAGCATGATCAGTTCGTCCATCAGGCGCCCGCCGTGTAGGTCCACGCGCCCGAGCTTTGCAGGCTGGCGCTGAACGTCATGGCGTCGTTGTAGGCGCCCGATTCCTCCAGCCCGGTCAGAACGAAATCGCCGCTGATCACGTCGCCGGTCGTGGCCTGTGTGCCGGTCAGCGGAAAGTTGAGCGTAATGTCGGTGAGCATCAGCGAACCCGAGCCGAGCGCGATGGCGCGCAGGGTGGCGTCCTTGGTAATCCCCTCGACCGACAGGTCAAGCGCCTCCTGCCCGGTTTCCGTCAGAAACGTGCGAAAGCCGGCGTCGTCGTCGCCACTGATGTCGATAGGCTCGCCGGCATAGCTCATGGATTTGGTGCGGACGCCGGCCAACACGGTGGCGCCTTTTTTGATCAGAAGTTCGCGGCCGATTTTTGCTGCCATGGTGTGTCTCCTTCAGAAATGAAAAAACCCGCCGGAGCGGGTTGGGTGGAACGTGAAATCCGGGAAGCTAGGTCGCGGCTGCTTTGATCGCGATGGCGTAGCCGGCGAGGAAGTGGGCTTGTTTGTCTAGGGTGATCACACCTGCATCCACCCGGTTCCATTGTGTATGAATTGCAGCACAGCGCCATTCGCGCAGACGAGGTTTGCCCCACCGCTGAGGTTGAATGCGTCAGCTGCCGTGCTGTGGTTTACAGTGGTGTTGCTATCTCGCACTATTAGAGTAAGCGACTGCCCTTCGCTCCCCCCCGTTGCCGTGGCAAAGGCAGTCGCAACCGTATTTGCAGTTTTCACAACATTCTTTTGCAATACTGAAAACGTCGTCGCGTCGGCTGTCCATGTCGTCGGCGGTTGGTGCGAGAACCCGTAGAAGCGATCTGCGTCCAGATTGGCAAATTTGGTTGCCGAGATTTGGTAGGCAGGCCCGCTAAGTTCCATCCTTGGCGTTGGATAAACTAGCGACACGCTTGTGTTGAAATAGTCCGGAAAAACATTACTATCCCCGGTATCCATAAAGTTAGGCGTTCCGGCGATGATGCGTGACGCGCCAGAAAGGGTGGATCCTTTCGATGCATACAAGCACCCCCTCTCTATGAGGTTCCATGCTGAGACAGGCGCACCGGCCCCCGTTAGATCGCCCTTGATGATGGCCTCAAAAGTGCCTGTTGACTTTGGCACGAATGCCGTTCCATTTAGATTAATAGCGCCTGTATAGATCAGCCCAATTGCGTAGGTTGCCCAATCTTCGAGATTGCAACCGATCAGCCTGATTTGGAATGTGTTGTTTATGCTGTCAGTCTCATAACCCAAAGCATCGCCAAAGATGCCCCATGTATCGCCGCTGTCCAATCCATTGCAAGCTATAAGCGTTGCACTGTTACGAATGCGATACCCTGCTTTTCCATTGCCAGCCGTGAGGCTGTGTGCATAGCAGTTGTTTAGGACGGTGGAGTTTCCGCCTTCGATCTCAAAACCGTGGCCTCCATCTGACCCGACATGCACGTTATCCCATGACGTTGAGAAGTGATCACGGACGACCAAGCATGACCCGGCAGCCGATCTCAATACAAGGTTGCTGAACTTGCTCTGATAGACAAGTGCCGTAGCATCCATGTTTATCGCGTTATCGCAATCACCTGCCACTCTAAAGTCACGCATTACAAAGCGATAATATCCAGCGCCAGCATTCTTGATCGCAGGCTTTCCAATCATCCCAACGCAATTTATAACGGACTTCTCCATTCCTTCGCCAGAGCTAACTGCACCAATGGCTATGGCACTCGCCGGAATACTCAGGCTGTCGGTGATTTTGTAAGTGCCCAATGTCAGGCGGAAATAGCCCACCGCGTTAATCATGGCTTGTATGGCAGCGGTATCATCTGCCACCCCGTCACCAACAGCCCCAAAGTCATTGACGCTCACAGCATCCCGCCCCTTGTCCTGCGCAGTCCTTGCAACCGCACCCGTTCCAGACTGGATGAAGCCGACAAGGGACGAGCCGGAGGATGCGGCGAGGTCTGCGTCGATGCCGGTCGCCTCGCGCAGCGCGGGGATGGTGATCTTCTTGAGCGACGATGCGGAGGTGTCGACGATCGGCAGCACGTCGTCGGCGGCGGCTTCTGCGCCGGCGAGCGCGGTGAGGAGCGAGGTTCTGGTGTCGGCCATTTATGCGTTTCTTTCAATGAGTAGGTCGCCGGGTCCGTTGCCGGCCTCGAGTTCCAAGCGGCTCACGCCGTCCTCGAGCAGCAGGCGGTAGACCGCGTATTCTCCGTAGAAGCGGACGTGCAGGTTCGCGTAATCGCTGATCACCGCGACTTCTGGCGCTGTCAGGTCCATTCGCAGCATGCTGTAGCCTGCATCAAGCGGGCCAAACAGGCGCTCTGCGATAAGTGTCGAGCCGTCGAGCAGTTGCACGGTGAGATAACCGTCTGCGGTCGACCTGGCGCGGAAGCGGATGACTACGCTGCCATCGAATGCTCGCGGAAGGGCTGACAGCCTGAAGGTGCTGTGGTTGGCTTCTGCGGTGGTATTGACGAAGCCTGCGTCGTCATGCGCTTCCTCGTTGATCTTGTCGTACAGCGTGACGCCGGATGAAGGCGACCACGCGACGATCTCGGTGTCTTCTATCGGCCTGGCGTGGTTGATGATCATGCCTGGTCCAATATCATGCGGAACGTCTGCACGCCGTGGCGCGTCTCGCCGTCGGCGTCGGTCATGCTGTCGCTGTTGATCCAGTCGACCGAAACCATCGCATAGCCACTGACGGTGAGCGCTTGTCGGTGCAGCGCGGCGTAGATCGCGGCCTGGATGGTCTTTTCTTCCTTGCGGCCCTTGTAGCGGCTCCAGGTGTGGATCGTTATCGTCGCGTCCGCCCCGCTCTCGGTGTCGGTGCTCCAGTCGCTGAGCGTGTCGTCGCCGATGGTTACATACGGGAACAGCAGCGCGTCGTCACCGGTGAGCGGGCGCGGCTGTGCATCGTAGACGCCCTGCACCAGTGCCATCAATGCGGCGTTGCCGGTGAGCGCGCCATACACTGCGGCCTGGATGGCGAGGCTGAATCCCATAAATCAACGACCCTTAACGCGTATACCGCGCTCAATCCAGCGGATAACTTTATCCATATCAGGATCATATCCTGTCACGGAGCATACAAACGCCACGCCACGCAGGTACAGATACACCCACCATGACACGCGCACCTCAAGTTTTAATCTTGCTTCAGCCATGTCAGTCAGCACTCACGTCGCCGCGCTCGCACATGCAGACGACGTGCCGCGCGAGCAGCGGGTCGGGCAGGATGGCGCGGATGTTGTAGGTCTGCCCGTCGTGGGCGATGCGCATCGAAGGCAGCAGGCCGTAGAGCATGCGCATGACGATCTTGGCCGAGACTTCGGACTGCCGCGCCTCGGCGGCGAAAAATTCGCGGCCTGAGATCGGCAGGATCGCGGCCGGGACGCTGGCGGCGAATGTGGTCCAGCCGGCGACGACGCCGCCGTAGCTGTCGCGCGTTTCCGCCTTGTGCTCGACGTTGACGCGGTGGCGCAGGGTGCCGGCTCGCACGGGATCAGTGCTCCAGCAGCGACGCGACGAGGCCGGTGCCGCCGGTAATGGCGATGGTGCCGGACAGGTATTCGCGGATGGTGGCGAGCGGGATGGCGACGGCGGCACCGGCAGCGATGGAGCCGACCGCGTAGCCGCCGCTCACGTCGACAGCGCCGATGCCGTTGACATTGACGGTGGTTCCGCCGTTGCCGTCGATGACCGGGGTCAGCGCGCCTGCGGTGGGGTTGCGCAGAACGAGGATGGGCGTCTTGCTCTGGTCGTAGACCAGCGAGTCGGTGCCGTTGAGCGTGGTTTCGGTGACGGCGCGCTGGCCGAGGCCGGTAAGCGTGGTGGAGGTGATGGCTGGCATGGTTGCTCCTTATGAGTAAACTTTGTAGCGGTCGAGCAGTGCGTCGGCGAAGTCGCGCGGCGCGGCCTGGATCGTTTGGCCTGATACGGCGGACTCGCGGTTTTCGTACAGGGCGCCGACGCGCAGCTTGATCCAGGCCTTGATCGACTCGGGGACGAGGCTGCCGTCTGCGCCGTAGCCGGCGACGTAGCGCACGCGCACGGCGTTGCGCTCGGGGTAGGTGGTGGGCCAGGATTCGCCGTATTTCGGCACCACTTCACCCGGCTCAGCGTCGGTGTCGGCGTAGTAGGTGGCGGCGTCGAGCGTCTGTTCCACCCTGGCGGCGTCGAGGTACTTGATCGACGTGATGGAAACTAGCGGCGCCATCGGCAGATCGATCACGCTGGGGAAGGCGTCGAGCGCCAGCTCCCAGGTCTGGTTCACCAAAGCGCGCTGAAGGCGGTGCTCGGCATCCTCGCGCGCGGCGGCGATGTAGGCGCCGATCAGGGCGTCGTCGTCGCTGTGCGTGACGTACAGGTGCGCCTTGGCCTCGGCGAGCGTGACCGGCTCGACGGCGGGGGCGGTGATGAGAACCGCAGGCATGTCTTAGCCTTTGCCGGCTGCCACGGCGGCAGGGTGCAGGTCAAGCATTCCATGATCGGCGCCCGTTGCGGCATCGGCTGCCGGCAGGATAACCACGTCGCCGGCCTTGCCGAATCCGCAGTCACGCAAAACGAAAGCCTCGACGGTTTCGGGCTTGCTGTCTTTTTTTGCCATTGCTGTTCCTTGGTTAAGTCTCATCCAGTAAAAAGCCCCAGCGAACCGGGGCTTTTTGGTTGACGATCTTTTAGGTCGCGGAGTTGATGTAGACCTTCACCGCGTCGGGCTGCATCAGGTTGCCGCCGGAGCGCGTCCAGCCGCAGAAACCGACCTGACCATTGAGCGCGAACGCGGAGTCGTCAAAGCGGCGCAGGCTGGTGCTGTTCGCCACGTCGCGGATGACGTACTTGCTCAGGTCGCCGAACGCGATGGAGCGGGCCGAAGCCGCCATGACGGCAACGTCGTCATTGCTGACAACCGCGTGACCGAGCAGCGTGTCGGGCGCGGAGGCGTCAACGCTCGGCACCCAGATCGGGCGGCCGGTGGTGTCTTTCAGCTTCGACACGATGGCGACAGACAGGTCGTTCAGCATGAACTTTGCACTTGCGCGATAGGCGCGGTTGATCGAATGCTTGAGGTCGACCAGATCGTCGTAGATCACGGTAAGCGTCTGCCCAGTGGCGCCGGTCTTGCCGATGCCAGCCTTGGGGATGATGCCATCCGGCACCGTGGTGCCGCCGCCGACGGTGTAGTGCGTGTTCTGGATGCGGGCAATGCGGGTTGCCAGGCGATCAACCACGAAGGCGATTACGTCGATTGCGGAGTCCTGGATCAACTCGACCGGCAGCGCAATCTTCTTCGAGCTGTACTTGAACACGTTCAGCGGCAGCGTGCCGAAGGTCATTTCGCCAAGCGTTGCGGCTGCGTTCTCGCCGACGATCTCGCCGACTTCAGCGGTGCCGTCGGAGGTCGGGAAGTTCAGCGCATTGCCGGAGTCGGTCGAGATGATCTCGGCGACTTCGCGCATTCCGCCGTAGGCTTTGAGCTTCTCGATCACCATTGCGGCGATTTCAGCCGGGACGGTGTAGCCGCCTTCTGCTGCGGTGGTGGTCGACATGGCGTTGCGGATGGCGACGGCCTGCTCGGCGGACACGTTGTTGCCGTGGCGCATGTACAGGGCAACAGCCACCAGTGCGTCGATGGTCGTGCCTTCGTCCTTCTTCGCCGGGGCGGCATTGAAGAACTGATCGGCTTCCAGTTCGCGCATTTTCTCAGCGGCCTTGATCTGGTTCTTGATCAGTTCGATTTCGCTGGTGTAGCCGTCAAACTTGGCCTGCTCTTCGTTCGTCCAGGTCTGGTCGCCCTTTTCGGCGAGCAGGTGGTTGGCGGAATTGGCGAGGGTAGCAATCTTCTCGCGCATGGGCTGAATATTACTCATAGTGATTCTCCATAAAAAAAGCCACCCGAAGGCGGCTATAAGGTGAGGTATCCGACCCCGGCGGTTTACTGCGCGAGAAGCGCCTATAAAGCTGTTGAAAGTTTGAGTCTGTTGGCGTTGGCTACGGACATAAAAAAGCCCACCGAGGCGGGCTGTTCCGGGTCTTGTTTCTGTTCAGGTTCGAGCAAGGCCTTGGGCGCCTTGGAAAAGGCTGCGAGGTTCCAGGTGTTCTGCGCGGCCTGGCTGCCGGCGATGCGGTCGACGAATCCATGCGCCACGGATTCTTCTGCGTTGAACCATGTTTCTGCGTCCATCATTGCGACTACTTCAGCCGCGTCCTTGCCTGTCTTCGCGGTGTAGTCGGCGATGATCGAACCCTCGACCTTTTCCAGCAGGTCGGCGGTTTCGCGCAGGTCTGTCTTGTCTCCCCACGCCATGCCGCTTGCGTTGTGGATCATGAAAAACGCACCTTCTGAAATCTCGACCTCGTTGCATGCCAGCGCAATGCTGGTAGCAGCCGACGCGCACAGGCTGTCGATGTGGGCGATGGTCTTGCCGGGGAACCGCTGCAGGGCAGCCATGATCGCGCGCCCCTCGAACACGTCGCCGCCGGGGGAGTTGATGTAGACGTGCAAAACATCAGATCCGGACGCCTGCGCCACGGCGTCGATCACGCTCAGGGCGGAAACACCCCAGTAGCGGTCGATCACGTCGTAAATATAGAGCTTGGCCTCGCCCTCATTGCGCACCAGATTGGCGGGTCGGCGCGGGCTGTCCTGGTTGTCGCGGTATAGCTGGATGATCTGCTTCATTGTGCGGCTCCATCTGGTTGCGCAATGCTGCGCGGGTCGAATATCTCGGCAGCGGCGCCGCCCAGCGGGGCAAGCCCCTTGCTCTTGCGTACTTCGTCAACCGTCATCCATCCCTGACCCGCGCCAGGCCCGCCCAATGCTGCGCGGTTGTATGCTGCCTGGGCTGCGCTGTCGCCTTCGATTAGGGCGTCGCGGTCGAACTGGACGAACTTGCCAACGTCGCGCGGGAATAGCTTGCGGTTGAGTTCCTGTTCGATGCGCACCAAATGCGGCTGCAGGGTGTAGGTCACGAAGCCGCGCGACATGGACTCGATGCCGCTACCCCATGAGGTGCTGGCGCTTGTCTCGCCGATCATGTGCGGCGGCACGCCGAATGCGCGGGCGATGTCGATCACCTGGAATTTGCGTGCTTCCAGCAGTTGCGCATCCTCTGCCGACAGGCTCAATTCGTGGGCCTTGATCCCCTCGGTCAGCACCAGCGGGAACTTGTGCGCGTTGTCAAGGCCGGAATACTTGCGGGCGAACGCCTGCTGCATGGCGGTTATCTGGTCTGGACTCATCACGCCAGGCGCTTCCAGCGAGATCGACGGATGAGCGCCGTTGGAGAAGAACTTGCCGCTGTATTCGTCCATTGCCAGTGCGTTTCCGACGGCGGCGCGGGCAGCGTGTGAAATCACCGACATCGAACGGATGCCGTCAAAGCCGAATCCTGGAAAGTGGAATATCTCGGATGCGTCCAGCCAGGTGCGGATGCCCATCTCGGGCCAGTTGACGAAGTAACGAACCATTCCATTCGTCTGCAGTTCCGGCGTCACCGCAGACCACGGCAGCGGCAAGAACTCGCGGATGTTGTTGCTGATACCGCGCCGAATCCAGGTGTAGCCGTCTCCGCGCAGGAGCTGCGCCATGCTGACGCCCTCCCAATGCGAGGCTGCGGTGTACTGCTGGCACGGCTGTTCGTTGAGCTTGTACCAGAGATCGTCTTTCGGCAGCTTGACGCGCTCGTCTCCGTCTGTGCGGTAGACGTTGATCGGCAGTGTCGCAATGGCGCCGGCAACCTTCTGCACGCAAGCGAACACAGCGGCGACGCGCATCGCCGAAGTCGCCGTGACGGCAAGACCGGAGGCCGACGGAACAACACCGAACGCCTCCATCACGTCCTGGCTGTAGGTGGCGTTGCTGACTTGCGGGCGTGACTCGGCCCCGCCGCGCTTGAACCAACTGGCGAACGGATTAAACACGCTCACCCGTTTCGGTTATAAACGTTTCATCTGTATTCATCTGTATTCATCCGGGTTTATCTAGGTTTATCTGCATATATGCACACAAACCCCTTGCATTGCGGGCAGATATGCGCTAGTATTTGTTCATGGATGCGGAAACGAAAACCTGTTCTAAGTGCGGCGAGGTCAAGCCGGTTGATGCTTTTAGCATCAGAAATTGCGTGTGCAAATCGTGCAAGTCAGACAATTCAAAAGCTTATTACCATGCAAACCGAGAAAAATGTTTGGCTGAGCAGAAGGCTTATAA